TAATTACACGCAAATTATGCTTAGAGCTGGTAATGCTGAAACTGAAGATATGATGTTTGAATCTGAAGTTGCTGAATCTGTAATTAAGACTATTATGGAGCATAACGAGGTTGCTGACTGGCAAGGAGATACTGCATCTGCTAATGTTTATATTAACAGATACGATGGTCTTAACAAGATTATTGATGCTGCTGGTACTGCCGTAGATGGTAATACTTCTTCTGCTACTGCAATTACTGCTGGTGCATCTGGAAACGTTGATGGATTGATTACTGATATCTGTAACGCTAGACCAGCTAAGGTTAAGTCTGCTGCAAATCAAGTATTATTCGTAGGTCAAGATACTTTTGACAAATACGTTGATACCTTAAACGCTAAAAACCTATACCACATCAACGCTACTGACTGGGCAAATTACGAGACTTCAATCGCTGGTAAAAATGTATCTTTAGTAGGTGTAGCTGGATTAGACGGAACAAATAGAATGTTCTTAGGCACACAAGATAACTTCTTCTTAGGATTCGATCTTCAGAACGATGAGGAAGAATTTGATATGTGGTACGATAAGAAAGACGATAAGGTATATTACCGAGTTAAATTTAAAAGAGGATTACAAGTAGCATACCCAGATGAGATAGTCGAATTTACATTAGCCTAACCCTTAAAATAAAAAAGAGATATGGCGTGTGATTTAACAACTGGTTTTAGCGTAGGATGTAATGATTCTATTGGGGGTGTAGCGGAATTCTGGATAGCAAATATGCCAGCAGATTTTGCAACAACTTCTGATGTTTCAGAAGAGGTTACTGCACTTAGTGGTACTGGCTTAGGGTATTATAAGTACGAATGTACTTCTGCTCAAGGTGCTGCTTCAGTAATGAACGACAACCCAACGGTAAACGATGCTAACGGAACAAGCTTTTTTGACCAAACTGCGACTTACATTCTCAATAAAATGGAGACTGCAAAACGCAACGAGGTTAAGATGATAGCAAGAGCCAAAATGAGTATTATTATCAAGGATAATAACGGCACTTATTGGCTAATGGGCGAAACTAACGGAGTAAGATTGGTTAGTGGAGACAACGGAACTGGTACAGCTTTAGGAGACAGAAACGGTTACAGCCTTTCTTTCCAAGCACAAGAGCCAGAACCAATGAAAAAGGTTACTGCGAGTATTCCAGAAGCCTAAGAGATCTAACTCGAAATAGAAATACAAGCCCACTTCTTAATAGGGGTGGGCTTTTTTAAAATATTAAAATGGACATAATTAATAAGGATACCACAAATTATATTTATTGCAACATCTCCAACGAAGTTGAAAACACTTACTACACTATGACCATTGAAACAGCCGAGTACGAAGTAAACGTAACTTTGGCAGCTCCAGAAGGAGTAAATGATAGGTACGTAGCATTTGAATTAATAGAAGGTACACAAGACCTCGCAAACGCTACAATAGAATTACCTAACAACGGAGATTATCCGTACAAAATAACAAATGCCACTACATTAGGGGGAACAGAAGGGATTGAGATACACAGAGGTATATTAAGGTTAAAACAACCAAAAGAAATTGTATATTCGTACACAGACGAACAAAACACACATATTTATGAATAAGTTTCCAGTAGTAACGGAATTTGCTTCAGCAGAAGTACCATTATTTTTAGAAAAAAAGAATAAGAATCTTGTATATTTTGGTATTGATAATTTATACCCATTTGAACTTATAGATCTATACAACGATAGTAGCACACATAACGCTATTATTAATGGCAAAGTAGGCTATACGATAGGTAATGGTTTATTTGGAGAAGATATAGAAACCAAAAAATGGCTAAGTCAAGCCAATATAGACCAAGATTGGACTTCTTTAATGAAAAGTTTGTCGCTTGATTATGAACTATTTAATGGCTACGCTATTGAAGTAATAAAAACCAAAGTAGGTAATCAATACCACCACATAGACTTTGCAAACATACGTTTAGGATTAGATGGTACAATACAATACGCAGACGATTGGATAACTGATAAAGGTACAAGAAACTATAAACCAAATATTCAGTATTTAGAAAGATACAATCCAAGAAATCCAGAACAAAAAAGAGGTGTTATTTACCACGTTGATTATAGACCAAATTTAAAATACTATCCTTTACCAGTTTATGTAGGATCTTTAGCTGAGATTAAAACAGATGTACAAATAGGCGATTACTGGCTTAATGAGGTAGAGAATGGCTTTGTAGGTGGAACTTTAATACAGCACAACAATGGAGTGCCAGAAACTAAAGAAGAAGCAGAAAAGTTTGAAAAAGCATTCCAAGAAAAGTTTGGCAAAGCTACTGGAACAAAAATCGTACACTTATTTAGCCCAGCAAAAGACAATGGTAGTGAGATAACTAACCTTAATGGCAATGATTTACATCAGCGTTATTTAGAAATGTCTAATAGGGTAAAGGAATCTATATTTATTGGACACCGAGTAACAAATCCTATTCTCTTTGGTGTAAAAGAAGAAGGTCAGTTAGGTGCTCGTAACGAGCTTGATTTAGCTTACGAGATATTTACTAACACTTACATAGCTGAAAGACAAAATACACTTCTGAGAACGATTAAAAAACTTGCATTTTTAGAGATACAAAAAACAGACATTGAAATTATCCCATTAAAACCTATTGATACGATAGATCTAACATCGGATATAATACTACAAAATCTAAACAGAGACGAAATACGAGAATTAATTAACGAGCAAACTGGATTAAAATTGCAAGAAGAGGTAGAACCACAAGTGGAAATGTCTGAAGATTGTAATTGTGATGAATTCAAAGCACCTTGTTGGAATGGATACGAAATGATAGGTATGAAGCTAAAGAATGGCAGACTTGTACCTAATTGCGTACCAGAAAAGATGTCGCAAGACCTTGCTAAAATAATAAGAGACGATAAACCACTATTTGATACAAAAGAAGAAGCAGAAGAAATAGCAAAGAAAATAGGTTGTGAAGGTTCACACGAACACGATATAGACGGAAAGACTTGGTATATGCCTTGCTCAAAACATTCCGATATAAGCGATAAAAACTTAGAGGAGTTTGAATCATACAACGATTACCCAGAAAGTGCTTCTAACAACGCTAAAAGAGCCTTAAAATGGGTGGATGAGAATGGTTGGGGATCTTGTGGCGAAGCTACTGGGAAAAAAAGAGCAAACCAATTAGCTAAAAAACAAAAAATTTCAAGGGATACGATTGCAAGAATGGCATCTTTTAAAAGACATCAACAACATAAAGATGTTCCGTATTCAGAAGGATGTGGTGGATTAATGTGGGATGCTTGGGGTGGAACTTCTGGAATAGAATGGGCAATAAGAAAGCTGAAACAAATTGACAAAGAAAAAATGTCTGCTTGTAGTTGCTTTTCTAATGATGACGATATAAGTGATTTATTTGACAAGATAGGTGTACCAGAAAGTCAATACGATATTATTGATAATTTTGACATTCATTTTGACACAGATGGAAGTCCAATCGAATTTGCTTCAAAGGAACAAAGCACAATACAAAGAGTATTGAAAACCATACTTACAAATCCATTAATCGCAGCAAGTGGTATATCGGATGTTTTAGGACTTAACTTTGAAGAATTAATTGGAGCTGTTACCGTACTTAATACAGCAGATTTAATCTCGATAGAAGGTAGTGTTCTTGGTCTTACAGATGTTGGCGAGAAAGTTGCAAAGTCAATAGATTTACCAGAAACAGAAGTTAAGTATAGGTATCAATTAAGACCAGATGCACCACCTCTAAAAGCTGGTGGCGAATCAAGGGATTTTTGTAGGAAGATGATGGCTAAAAAGAAACTTTATTCCAAAAAAGAAATAGATGTTTTAAGGAATGATATGAAGTCAAGTGGAATAGCAGATGTTACAGATGTTTGGTTGTCACGAGGTGGTTGGTATAGAAAGCCAGACACAACTACTTCAGTACCTTATTGTCGTCATATATGGAAGCAAGTAATAGTTAGAAAAAAATGATTTTAATAATAAGTCCAGCATTTGCAAAAGAAAATACCGTACTGCATTATAATGTAGATGACGGATATTTGAAGCCTTTAATTGATAGTATTCAGAACACTTTTGTACGACCAATTTTAGGTAGTGCATTATTTGACGAAATATTGACACAAATAAAAAATAACAATGTTTCTGCATTAAACGAAACATTAATTAAAGAATATTTGCGAGATGCTTTAAAGTGGGAAGTTTGCCATAAATACACAAGAATAGGTACATACAAGCTCCGTAATAAAGGTGCTGGTACAAAGTCTGGAGATAACTTCAGTCCACTAAGCGAAAGTGAATTAGTAACAGCAAAAAGTATATTTAAGGACAACGCAGATTTTTATAGACGAAAATTACAATTATATTTGAAGCAAAACGAAGATAGTTATCCCTTATTTAAAACACCACCAAGTGGATTAGATGTAGTACACCCAGAGCAAGATACCGAATGGCGAAGTCAATTTATACTATAAATAAGGAAAAGAAATTAGAGAAATATGTCGAAAAGTTTAACGATAAAGAACATAAAGACAATAATAGAGGGAATAAAAAACGAACATCCTCAGATCAACACGATCCTAAAGGGTAATATTTGGGATGTAGATCTTACAAAAGATGTTACTGGAAGTTACCTTATATACGATATTGTCAATATTACTCCTAATGGGTTTAACGGAATAGACTATTCACTCGATATTTTCTTATGTGACAATGTTACTGAGATAAATACAGAATCAAACGAGGTAAGTGTTCAAAACGAATGTTGCTTAATTGCTCTGGATATAATGAGCATATTTGAGAACTACAATAAGGCTTCATATGCCGACAAAGATATTGCTTTGGTACTGAATAAGAACTGGAGCATACAACCATTTACCGAAAGATTTGATAGTTTATATAGTGG